ATTATCTTTTAGTAATGATATTTTTTTGTTTCCTCCTCCATGGTATAGTGTACTTATATTCATAAAGAGAGTGTCTTCTCCCCTTTCATCCTTTTGTATATCAATGTCTATAGAGGGGATATCGTCAAAGATGTTATCATCTTTTAGAGAATTACGTTCTCCTTCGGCGGCAACTCCTGCAAGTTCTTGCAGTCTTTTTATTTCATTGAGTTGCTGTTTCATTGATTTTACTTTATGCAGCAAACACCGCTCTGGGTGCAGATAATATCAGAGATTAATTTACTAACACTTGAAATCTTATCCTGTACTGGGTTATAAGACTCATTTAATCCGCCTATAGGTCTTACGTATGCACCATATGTAGATGGAGTAGATACAAAGTCCCAACAGATCAATTCTAGATCATCTTCTACTTGAACGAGACCTTCACCGATTGGTGATACAGAACCCATTGCACGAGATGAAACACCTACTGTGATGTTATTCATGAATAATTCACGTAAAATATTACCCGAGGGTGTGTCTAAAATTTCGAATTCGCCCATTAGGTTTTTATCTTCCCACCAAAGACGTGTAATATTATGGCAAACGTTCTTGAGATTGATAACGGATGATTCGGGGTGATCGAGTTCACCTAATGCTCTTCTCTCTCTAACCGGACCTTCCATGTAAAGCTGTACTTGTTTGGCAAGAGTATCGTAGTCGTAGATACGTTTATTTGCATTTGGTTTATCGGCTGCCTGTACAAGACCGGCCACAATAAGAGGGCTTTTAGGATTCATCCTCGCCTCGTGTAGCTGTTTGGGTAGGGGCTTAAACGGTAGATACTCTATTAAGACTTGTTTACTCATACTATCCGCCTTTCTTTTTACCTAAAAACTGGAGGCTACCAGGTACAGGTTGAGTGTACCCCATTTGGTTAGCTAAAGAATCATCTGCAGGAGTGTTAGTTGCTACAAATGTTTGGTTGTTTGGATTTTTTCTGATCCCTTCTTTTTTAATAGCTTTAACAAGTCTCTCTTTGAGCTTTTTTAGCATTGAACCTCTATCTTCCTTTTTTATAACAGTAGCACGTAGACTAGCTTCTTCTTCTTCGTCGCCGGCTGCTTGCTGTCCTACAGGATCTTCATTGAGTTTTTCTTCGTTATTACTCCACTGAACCATCGTACGTGGCTTATCAGGCATAGGTACTTCTGCTTTCTCAGGCTTTACTTTTGTAAGTACGTTTTTTTGCAAATCTTCTTTACGGCCGTCTTGCCACTCTACCGTAGCAGTATGTCCATCGAATTCGATTACTTTACCCGGAACACCGTCACCTTTTTTTTTATAAACCTCCATCCCTTTATGAAAATCTTCATGATGAGGATTTTGGGTAGTCATTTCGTCGAGAATATGCTCTTTGAGAGCGTGTACTTTTTCTTTGCCGGGGGTAGCGAAAGCCTCTAGTTTACCTTTAGGGGTCTGGGTCATATGATCGAGACCTTTTCCGTTTTTGGCTTTCTTTTTCTCTTTCTTCTCTAGAGTACTTTGAGTGTTTTCTTTAGCATCTTTCTTAACAACCTTCATTTCGTTTGGCTTATCGTTAAGATTGTTCTTCTTAACATCTTTCATCTCGAGATCCTTATCCATTTCTTTTACAGCCTTGAAGTTTGCAAGCTGTAATTGCTTGTAAGCATCGGGATCTTTCAGGATAGTATCAACGACTTTCTTTCTAGCCTTAACGTAATTCTCGTCAGTAATCTCAGGCATCTTAGCAAGCTCATACTGGATACCATGATAAACTTGATAGTAGTTAAGATGATCAATACCTCTGTAGGTGTCGTTTTCTGCATTCGGATTATGTCCGTAAACGCCTTCCGGTTTCTTGGCTTCGGAAAGGATACGCTTTCCTTTTAGAATCTTTACAGAATCATCGTAAGACGTTGTAGGAGATATATGCTGCGGGAACTGCATACGTACACTACGCATGAAGTTGCTCATAGACATCTTACCTTCTAGAAGGTCTTGATATTGAGCTTGAATGTTTTTCATAATAATAAATAGTTAAAATCAATACAAATAATCCATAAGTGCGTCATATACGAAATCAGAATCCTGGTTTAGCTCTTCGATTTCATCATCGGTCATTGGTCTCCCGTTATAATCGGCGCTTATAATATGTGCATCTACAAAATCAGGATAATCGCTAGGATCAATACCGTCGAATTGTATATTAGAGACTTTTTTTAAGTCTAATTCTCTACTGAATTCCGGGGTATCAGTCAAATCAATATCCTCTCTTAAAAGACCGGCTATTTTTTTGAGCCGGTTTACTTCTTCTGTGAGTTTAGTTACTTTCATTTTAGTGCTTTCTTCCTTGCCCACGATACTTCTTAGGTCGTGGACTGTGTTTGTTGTAACTTTTCTGTGCAGAACCTGTTTTTCGTGTACCGAAGGTGATTTTTCTTGAATCACCGCTTTTTCCTTTTGCCATATACTTTATTTTAAATCTCTAGTTTTTGTATATACTTCCACTACTTTAGAATTGATTTTCTCAAAGATCTTTTTAGTGTTATGCTTATACTCAAGTGTATTTTCACCCTCAGATAACTCAGTTCTCATTTGCTTAGCAAATTCTACGAGCTTGGATACTTCTTCGAGCTTACTGTGAATCATTTTAACGGCCTCATGCATCTGCTGATCTTTAGGACGAATGGCAGTCTGTTTTTTGAACTGAGAATAGGCTCGAGATTCGTTAATGTACTCCTTTAAAGCTTCTCCCCACCCGCGGGTATAATCGTTAACGTCGTGCCAGCTAGTTAAAAGTTTTTGTTCGAAAGCATCCTTCATATACTGAACGTAATCTTCTTGGAAACCTTTCTCTTTTGCAATTTCTTTTATTTTACCTTCAATATCGCTCCATCTTACTTCAACCTGTCCATCACCTTCCTTCCAGAGCATTTTAACCTGTACACCTTTGATTTTTTTTCCAGCCTCTTGTGCACTTGGGGCTTTAGTGAATCCGTCTTTAGTATATGTACTTATATTGGCTTTGCCGTGAGCATACATAGGAGCGTCTTCTTTTACGGCCGGATTCTGTCTTTCGATGGTATCCTTTGTTACATTACTGGTAAAATGAGGTCCTTTGACTCTATATCCCCAATCTAGAAGTCCGATTATTTCGCAATCCTGGTTATTGTATTTAACCTTATCACCTACCTTAAATTTATGCTCCTCGTCTGATTCGCTTATTTTCTTCTTTCGCGTACCGGCAAAATACTGTTCGCCTTCAGCCCCGCCGTTAACTCCTGCTCCGTTCGTTACACCGCCTCCTGTTGTACTTCCTCCACCGCCAGCAGGAGCTGCCGCAGCTGCACCGCCATCTTCGTCTAGCTTAGTATCGCGGATAATTTCGAGAGCTTTCTCGAGAGTTATATGTCCGGCTAGGACTGCGTCAGTAAGTCTCTTAACAAGATACTCGTCGATTCCTGTATCTCCTAGAGCTCCAGATATAATATTTTCTCGCTCTTCAGTATCTTCCCGTAAGAATTGCGTGGCAAACTGGTTGTTCATTGTTTGACGGCTTTGAGCTCACTAATCAATTGATAGTACTGCATTAAGCCGATTAAGACTTCGTCCTTGATTGACTCGTTTGGACCGAGGGGCTTAATAAAATTCAAAACCTCATTTAATTTTATTTGAAGAACCTTATCTCCGACGTTAGACTTAATGTCTACGAGCTCGCTTTTAACCTCGAGTAGTTTTGTATTGAGATAGGTTCTTAGTCTCTTTGTATCAGAGACGTTATTAATATACTCTTTTAGTAGATCTTTCTGCTGAGAGGATAGGCTTGCATACTTTTCGTTAAACTTCTCAACTAATATTCTGTAGGCAAGGATTCTTACCTCTTTATCCTCTTTCATAAACTCTTCAACTACCTTGGAAGCTACTTTTCTTTCAGTTAAGGCTTCTTTAGTAATATGCTCAAGGAGAGTAAGCTTATGTGTTACAATCTGCTTTGTATCTGAAAATTTCTTAGTAAGTTGATTTTCAATAAGTGTAAAAACTGAGGCGTGAATCTTATAGTTCTCAATTTTTGCTTTAAAAAAATCATCGAGATCATAATGTTTTTTGACCTCGCGAATCAAATTATACTTTTCCTTATCAAGTTTTACTCTATCGAGCTTTTTTGCTTGCTCAACAATAGTGTTTATAAGGATTTCGGCCTTAGCTTCTGTGAGCTTAGGTGAGCTAGCTACAGTATTATACAGGTTATATTCTTTCCCTAACTCCGTGTTTGTGAAGTATTTCTTAAAAATCTTAACAGCTTTAGGGTCTTTGTTTGACATCAAATCTGCAGTAGATTGACGTACAAGAAGCTCAAATAAAATACCGGTATTCTTGTATTTACTATGTTTGATCATCGGTAATTGACTTACTAATAAATATCAACGTATTAGATTAAATCTGAATCAGGTTTAATACGTGATTCGTCAAGTAACTCGCTAGTTTTATCGTTTTCATAAATGTTTACCCTTTTATTTTTCTTGTAAGCTTCTAATGCAGCTTTGTTTGTAAGGTAAGCTGCTACTGCAGTACTCTTATTTTCTTTCAAAGACATTGGATTTCCGCCTGTAAACTTAGCCTTCATCCCGTCCTCTCCAGTGTTAGGTTTAGACTTGAGATCATAAACGCCCATTCTATCTCTTCCGAGCGGATCGTCGGCGGTATTAATAAGTGATACCTTATTTGCCGGACGACCTGGAAGTTTAACTGGCTCCCCTGGATTGGTCTCATCGTAGCCTTGCGGTACGTTCTGACCTGATAGAGGCGCTGTTCCGTATCCGCCATACATTGAAGCAATTTGATGCGGTGTACCGTAAGCCTGTCCGCTTTCTGCCGGATCGTTGCCTTCTTCTTCAATCTGCTTGATACGGAACATCCTTTTCTTATCCTCAATCACTAGATCGCGGTATTCATCAAATTCTTCTTCAGAGAAGTGGAACAATTTGTCGTAGATCCAGTCAGTTGGAAGAAAGCTTGTCTCCATCATCTGGGCGGCTAGGTCCATTTTCTCCTTCATGAGAGCAATTCTTTCTTGCTCGTAAATAATAGAAGGAGTTGTTAGTAGGAGTTCAAAGTTAGTTAGCGACTCGTCGTCGTATCCGTGAGCATAGAGATGGACGAGAGCTATTTTATTCAACTCAGAAAGTACAATACGCTGAATTCTTTCAATGGTACGTGCAAAGCGAATATCTTCGGCAGCCAATGTTGCTTTACCTGTTAAATCCTTTTCATATCCAAGGAATGCTTTGGGGATTTTAAGGGCTGCAAATAGTTTATTAAGTAGGTAGTTAATATCTTCGATACCGTTATACTCAAGCGGAGGTGCGTTATCAATACGTGTAGACTGATCATTACCCCGTACAGGGATAAAGAAGTCTTCAAGCATATTCTGTACGTTATAGTTAAGATTGTACTGTCCTGTCTTTTGATCTACAAGAGGAGTTTTCTTCATCTTGTTAATCATACGCTGCATGTAGTTCTCAACCTCATTTGGAGGAATGGCTCCTACGTTTACGTAAAAAATACGGCGCTGTGGTGCACGAGTAAGACGATGAATCATCATCGCATCCTCCATTAGTACGTACTGTTTGTACAACCTACGC